AAGGTTATTATATCAGCAAATCAACCGTTGATATCGGGAAAATTAAAGAAGATATAAAGGATCAGGCGAAGTATTTAAAGGGTTTAATCGCTAAATTGGACTCAATTTCAATATTGGATTATCTAACAAGTAACAACTTTAGAAAAGCGAACGAATCAAATGGAAACACTTATGTCGATTTACATTTAACTGAACCTGTAGCCCCTTATAAATTGGAGGTTAACAATGACAACCCAGTACATCCTTTCCAGGTTTGAAGTAAGTCCCACTTGCCGATTAACTTGAAACGATTAGAACTAGAGTAAATCATTACATTGAAGTAATAAATGAAGGATTAATTAAAGGGTATGATTTTTACAATACTTATATCCAAACTTATTACCAGCAAGTCATTGAAATGAGTCTAATACTTCCAGCGGTTGGCATTTTAATTGAATTTGAGGAGGTAAAAATCGATGAAAGTTAAAGTTGGTGAATGGGTAAACCTGTCAAAAGAAACCAAATTATACATTTTAGGTAGATTGTCCACTTTGAAAAATAGCAAATAGGATGAATTTACCAATAAATAGTTGTAAAAGATTACCGATATAATGGTTAGATTACCAATAATTATAAAATAGGGAGAGATACATAATGACAAATTTATTAACTTTATTCGACACTAACTTGTTTGAGGGATTAAATTTAGATCAGTTGTTCGCTTTGGAATTTAAAATCGAGGAATTAGAAATGGCTGCATATTATCCAATTGGAATGATGCAGGAATCAGAAAATATTAGCGATACAGAATACGAAATGTTGGATCACAGAGCTGCATATTTAGATAAAATCTTTTCAAATCTCCGAAAAGATTGGTCAATGGCTGTAGAAATCGCTTCATCAAAAGAAATGGATGAACAAACAGCATAATAGTTTCTAAATATTTTCTATATTGTATTTACAAATTGGGACTATGGATGTATGATGGATTCACCAACTAATTTTTTGTTTAAACAACAAATAAGCCTACCTTTTTAGTATGCTAAATAATAATTATTGGTTGGTGTAAATTTTCAAAAATCTATGTGGTGTAAACTTTATTCCATTTCTTGGAAAGGTACCAGTTTTTCTAAAAACTAAAATTGGTACCTTTATAATAACAAGCTGATAAATGAGTGTCAACAGTTTAAACTAAAAAAACCCGATAGAATACTATATTTTTATCATTCTATCGGGTTTTAGGAAAATAATTACATTTAAGGAGGTGAGTAAAATGCAAAATACGACCTATTATGATCCAGGTCAGGTTATTCGACCGTAACAAAGTATTTATAAGTTACATATAACATAAACAATTGTTCGACATGATACATAGAAAGATAATATACAAGTTAAATAGGTATAATTCGGCTAGTGATGGGAAAAAATCGAAAGAAACTAATATAAGGGAGATTGATTAGATGGAACCAATTTTAGAACAAATCATGCATACAAGAAATTTATTATCAGATTATACCAACGCAGTAAGTGATTTCATCGAGGTGTTTAAAACTGAACAAAGTAAGCTAAGTGATGAATGGAAGTATATGAGTAGTAAGTATATGCTTCACCTTGCTAGTCAAAATCAAGAAAGTTACGAACAGTATGAAAGATATTGTAATGACTTCCCGTCTGATACATTTAATGTTACTGAATTACCAAAATATCACAATAAACAATTATCTAATTTCAACAGCATCCTTTTAGTTAGAAGGTTTGTTAGAAATAAAAATAAAAGTAACTCCATGTTATGGGAACAGAAGGAGAAACTAAGAGCTTTAATAGACGAGCTGAAAGTAATGAAAAAACAGCTATCTAAATCGAATCTTCGAACAGTTAAGGAAAATGTTCAATTGATTGATGATGCAAGAAGAAGTACAAGTGATCTATTGACTATGGAGTTTGAGGGCTTTGACATAACACTTTTTCTCCAAACGTTATTTATCGAAAACAGAACTATTACTAAAAACGAATTTCTTAGCCTAATTACCGTAGACAAATCAGCTTATTCAAAAGAATACATAGATACTTTGCCAAACATAATTGACCATAAAACGCTAGAAGAAGCAATATTCGTACATAAAATTGAGGATGAGAATGACGAATGGATGTTTGACATATTTTATGACCAGTTCTGGGCTTTCAGGAACGCTCATAAAAAAGAGTTTAAAGAGATGGAAGAGAAGTTATTTGATGAATTAGGACTTAATCAATTACCTACATATAGTGTTTCATTCGATGAATTTGGAAATGTTGCTGACATTAAACAGAATCCACCTAAATTAAAGTTATTACAGTAATACATATTAGATTGACAGAGAGAATATTAAGGTGAAGTGAGAATTATTCTTTTAAAAAACAGAAAGAGAAATTATGAACTTTCTCTTTCTATGGATTTAGGTTTTTCATTTTCTTCTTCGTCTTTCTCTTCTTCTTCGGGCTTAATAATATTTATTATTATTCCAGCGATGGTAGCTAATATTACAATGTCAATTATTTTAGTTGTATATGTATGGAGCATCTCGATTAGACTTAAAAATCGATTACTATTTATTAATTCTACTATGCCTAAGAATTTTTCTTCATTTAATGGTAAAGCAAAATGAATAATGAAAGCTAAGTAAAAATATTGAAATTCATCTATAACAATACTTTCAGAGAATAAAGGGATTGCAAAGTTATATAAGGAACCAAAAGCAAAATCTGGAATAATCAAAAATAGAATGAGAAGAAGAATTAAGAATAGTAATTTCCATTTTTTATCAACGAATTGAAATTCTTTGGAAGATAATAGTATCGCTTCTCGGAAAGCGGCTTTCGCGAGAGGGTACAAAAATGAAATTAGAACAAACAGCATCGCTAAAGTGAATACGATAATAATAAAGTTTTCTTGATTAGACAGTACGTCAGGATATGTATTCTCTAGGAATAGGGAAATAAAAAAAACATTTAGAAAAGAACATGTACAATTTATAAATGCAAACAATAAATTAGTAATGAAATATTCTAGGTTTTCTGAGTAATTATTTACTATCCTTCTACCAAAATACCAAATCGAAGAAATGAGAATAACCAAAAATAGTAGTTTTGACCAATTAGCCAGAATAAATATTGTTTCAATAAGGATAGAGTATATTCGTATAAGCTCTTGGAATGGGGATAAGTAGTTCGAATTAATATAAAACAGTCCTTTTTTACCATAATTATATCAAAAAAAGAGTGTTAAATGACACATAACAGAAATAAATTAACCGAATGAGAGTAGGTAAGTATGGGAGAGATGTACTATGGAAAATGTGAAGAAAGAGATTGATGTTAATAATATTCCTAATGTTGGAGACAGTATAGGCTTATTTATTAATTGCTTTGGGAAACCAGTTCAAGTATCTGGAAGTGTCCATACCTTTAATATTATGGAGAGTGATTCTGATTACAGCCATCTTGTAATAAATGCACCAAACTGCACTGTTAACAACATTAGTTTTAGTATAAATGTGCCAAATGACGGCATAGGAATAGAATTATTCGCTAATCAATTTTTACCATATGATTTAAAAAAAGTAACTAAAGTTGAAAATAAAGTAATTAAGGAGTTAGATGAGGACAATCCTATTTCAATTTACGAATATTTTTCAACTTCTTTATTATATAACCTTGGTTATGCTGATGAAACAGAATCTGGCTACATAACTGTATATATATGTAATACCACTTCATATTCCACTATGACAGTTGCTCTTGGAAGAGAAGAAGTTATTCAATAATTTTCTTGACAGTGAAAAATAGGACAAAGTGAGAAGTAGTCCTTTTAAAGTTAATATAGGTTATTAAAATAGTAGTTTTATTTGAAAATAAGGGGGGAGATAAAATGTCAATCTATGATTTAGCTATGCAAGATAAGGAGTTTCGAAAGCTAGTGCTTATTGAATTTGGATTCGGAGAACATATTCCACTCAAAGTAGAGAAATGGTTGAAGAAAAATTATCCGTACAAAGTTGCTGAATGGAGAAAGTTACGAGTTTCTTTAAAGGAAAATGTTACACCGTTGTATCAACAAGGAATGACAATGGAAGAAAGAACAGCATTGTTGGAAAAAGAAGAAAAAATGAGGCTGTTTAATAAATATTGGAATTAAAAAGGAGAAGGTGATAATGAATGAAAGAAAAATCGATTTTGGTACATAGTAGAAAATTATCGATCTATTTACAATGCAAAGGCTTTAAGTTAATTGGAATTGAGCCTAATTTAAAGAATTCACATAAAGTATATATCTTCCCTAAAGCTGATGGTATCCAAAAAGCAATGCTTGATTATAACAGAGATTACCAATTTAAAAGTTATGTAGACTCATTAAGCATGGCAAGGTAAATCATTTGGATACAAAACAGATTATACAAAGCATTATCAAGGATGATGATCCATACATAAAAGAATACGGTAAAAAATATATAGAAAAAATCGGATACCTATACGACTTAATTTTTAATAAATCATCTGGTGAGGATTATTTCAATGTTGTAAATTTTGAAGCAGGATTAGGGAAGAGTAAATATACGGATGCAATATTGAGGTGGCACATAGAAAATCAATGGGCTAAGAAAGATAAATTTCTAGTAATAAAGAGATTTAATGAAGAAGCTATATCTAGTGCAGAATACATACAACAAGCCAATCCATTTTTAGTTAATCTAACTGCAGTCGTTACTGCTGATACATGGAAAAAGCATTGGAGACAACATAGTAATAATTTAAAGCAAGCAACTATCATATTTATATCACATAAGCGTTACATAGACCTTTGTCTTAATGACAAGGACAGAGCAATATTTACGGAAGGTAGAACAACTCTCATCATAGACGAGAAGATAAACTTTCCAATTTATACATATACTTATGATTCTTATTCCAATGTACGAGGTTTAGTTAAATACCATAATAGCAAATTGTTTGATGAAGTATGCGAGCCGTTGAATCTCATTTTAGAAGACTATAAGAAAATTAAGAAATGCTTCAAAGTAGCACCTAAAGTTAAGAAAAAGAAGCTAGAAGATTTTCGTTTTATGATAGAAAGTGAACTTAAAGACACAAATTCTATAGATAAAAAGAGAAAACTTAGTGACTTTTTAGACACAATTACTAATCTATATGACGAAAAAACGCAGGCAGTCATTAATCACACTAAAATTTGCACATTGAATCGCAAACATAAGCATTGGGGATTGCAAAACAATATCATTCTTGACGCATCGGCTAAGATAGATGGAGTTTACCATGTTAATCCAAAGTTCCAACTATCTAAACAAACTCCTTTTATCGATCATAAGGATTCTAAGTTTATTCATTTCGATGTTAAAAGTTCGCAAAGTGAAATAGAAAAGAATAAACATGCCTACATAGATAAATTGACCGACAATATCATACATAGACACAAAGAGAACGATAGGACACTAATTGTGATACATAAGAGGTTTTCCAAAGCAATATATGACATGTTGAGTATAAAGGTTGGTAAAATTCTAGTTTGGAAAGACAAAGACAACAAAGAAAGCGATCCAGATTACGATAATCAACAATACGCTATTAGTTGGTATGGTAATTTAATAGGGAAAAACTGGGCTTCTGACTTTACACAATGTTGGATAGCTGGAACACCTAATATACCTAATAACAACTATTTAATCCAATATATGCAATATGCAGATAAGCCACTAGGTAAAAGAAGTTTAAATACATACCAAAATAAGTTCAAGAATGATTCGTTCAGAGCTATACAAGAAGGTTACGTGGCTGCAGAGATATATCAGTCGTTGAAACGTATACAAAGAAACCCTAAACCTATCGGAGAGTTCTTTATTGTAAACAAGGATGAGGAGTTAATAGTTAGTATACTTAGTCAAATTAAAGGTGCGAGCATATCAGAAAAATACGAATTTAAAATAGCTGAACAGGAAGAGAAACCTAAAACTAAGATTGATATGATCGCGGATTACATAATAGCTCAAGTGGCATTAAAGCAAGATAAAGAACACATAGAGAAAATGGAAGTAAGGAATCATTTCGGCTCAATTAGATGGGATAGGGTGAAAAGTCATCCGATGGTAAATGAGTTAATGAGGAAGGGTGCGCTCAGAGAACAGTCTAGGTACTTTGTTGTCTTTAAGCAAAATGACAAAGCTTCATAAACTAAAGGATGGAATGTTCCATTCTCACCATTTCAATTCTCATATACATTCCAATTGTGAAAATTTTAATCTAAAAGTTGTCATCTTTTTTATCTTATTATGGTAAAACGTGTCAACTTTGTCCTTTCAGCCTTAGAGACACAAGGGATTGAGAGTTTCAATGTGTGGAAAATAAGCATAAAAAATGACCCTTTTTTGACCGATTCTCACCTAAAAATTAACCTTAATTGTCAACTTTGGAATAGAAAAATAAGAAAATTATATGGTCAATAGTCGTAGACGTTTTGCCAACTGGTAAGAATCTCAGAGAGATTGTACCAACAATATATCAAGGGGATACAAATAATATTATACAAATGGAGGAATAAGTAATGGATACTAAAAAAGAATACTTGGTTAATCAATTTTATACATATAGCATGGATACAGATTGTTTCTATACAGATAAGGAAAGTGAATTGAATGAGTTTAGATTTAAACTTTTCGGTTATTCTAGGGCGTTTGATTTGATAATTAACCGTAATGAAAAGCTTATTAAGTTAATTATTGAACTGGTAGAGTATATAGACATGAAACCAGTAGCTGACAAAGGTAAAGTTGGACTTAAAGAAAAGTTAAAGGAAATAGATAAAAAATCGAATGAATATAGAATTGTGAAACAACAATATCAAGATTTTAGAAAATTATGTAGAAAGATAGATTATAATATTGCTAAAATACCAGACAGAATTGAGAAGCAGGATGAACTGGTACAAAAAGCGATGAAGGACTATACAAGATTCTTTCTGAATGTTTTAAGTATCGAAGGGGCAATAGAAGTTGCTGAAAAAAAGAAGAAACAAATTAAGCGAATTACTGATAAATTAAATAAGCGAATTGAAAAAGAAATAGCGAAGTTTGAAGGTATACGTACTTTACGAAAAGAAAGTTTAATTGATTCTAATAAGATATCTCAATTTGAGTCAACCTTATCTAGAACTTTAGGAATTGAAACAAACAGCACAACTAGTGAAATAATGATTGTTAGAGCCTTTAGACATTCCATATTTGATAGCTTAATGCTAAATGGATTTAAGGATAGTGAAGGTAATCTCTTCCAGTACTTTACAAGTTCAGCAGGAGGAATTAGAAATTCTAAATCAGTCTGGATGAAAGTTGATACTTACAATGACAATATTGAAAAGTTATTGTGCGGATTAACTATTAAAAAAATAAACGATAAAGGTGGAATGAATTTAAATAAGTTCAATGCGTATCAGTCCCTATGTTTAACGGCTTCCACTCCTTGGAAAGATTTCTCGATAGATCAATGTATTGTAGTAGATGACTTTGAGACAACTATTTACAAAGAAGCTGACGTAATTGATAAAACTACATATGAAGTAGTAAGAAAGAAAAATGAACCACTTGTAATCCCTCATATGGATGGAGCTGGTATTTGTTTACCTAGTGTGAGTGATAAGAGTTTCCAATTTCGTCTTCCGGGATTTAAAGGGTTATTAATTCCGTTTTTAATAGATGAATATTTAGATACATACCATAAGGATGAAACTGTAATTATTAAAGATATATACGGTAAGGAATATGACATAAAGAAGGAAATTAAAGAAGGGAAAATTTCTATTATATTTACTAAGAGTCAATTTAAACTCTGGAAAATGTTTAAGATAGAAGATAAGGAAGACAAAGAGAAGGTAAAAAAATCATGGCAAGTTTATAAAAGCAACTTTAAACATTATGGTTGCGAAGCTGTAAAGTGTAAGGTTGAAGAAGATATCGAGGATGGATTTCAAGATAAGAAAATTTCCTATCAGGTACTCCAAACTCTGTACAAAATGGAAAGAAAAGATTTGGTAGCATTAGCTGAGAGAACGAACTCTGACATTGATAAGATTGGAAAGGATTTAAAGACTACATTATCTGTACTAGGAGTAACGGATACTAATAAGAAGAAAGATAATTTCCAACAAGCATTATACATGTATCCTGAATTGTTAGCTGATCAGTATGGCAAAAAAGTAATGTCAGAATTACGTCAAAGTTATATTAAGGATTCTAAGGGTGGAAAGTTGTTAATACCAGGAACAAAAAGGACTTATATTGCACCAGATGTATATGCTTTTTGTCAGTGGTTATTCGGTAAGCAAGCTAAACCTAAAGGGTTGTTAAAAGATGGAGAAGTAAGCTGTAAGTTGTTTGAGGATAATCAAGAGTTAGATTTGCTTCGCAGTCCACACAACTATTTGGAACATGCAGTTAGGACTAATCGAGTGAATAAAGAGATTAATAAATGGTTCATTACTAATGATGTTCACTCTAGCGTTCTTGACGAAATTAGTTCTGTGTTGATGTTCGATGTAGATGGAGATGACTCCTTAATCGTTTCAAATAAACGATGGGTACAAATCGCAAAAGAACATACTAAAAACATTCGTCCTTTGAAGTATGAATTAGGTGTAGCTGAAGCTGGAGATATTAGTAATCCTAATATGCTTGAGAAATTAAAAGCAGCTTATAGCAAAAATATTGGAACATTAGCTTTCAGCATAGCAAAGGTTTGGAATCAGCCTAACTTCGGTGAAAAAGAAAGAAAAATCGTGGCTCAATTAACTTTTGAATCCAATGCATGTATAGATTTCGCTAAGACACTTTGGTATCCTACTAGACCGCCTGAAGTACATAAGCAAATAAACGAAATAACAAAGCAAAAATTACCACAATTTTTTATGTACGCTAAAGATAAAGAAGAAAAACAGGTCATTCCAGTTAATAAGAAAGGTTTCGTAAGTGTTGTAAATATGCTTGACGAAATCATTATCTCTGATAACGCTGATTACTCTAAAATTGAAGCAGAATTAACTTTGGATTATAAGAAATTGATGAAAAATCCTAAAGTAGATTTAGAGACTGATAGTGCAAAGTCTATCACAGAAGTATACGACAAAGAAAATAAAAGCAAATTTCGAACATTGCAGCAACAATTAAAGAAAACCGAGAAGAAAGGAAATACAACTAAACTAGGTATATATGATGAAATAAAAAATCGTATTTTACAAGTCGATGAAGATATAGAATATGTAACAGATGTTCTAATTAAATATTTATATGAAGGAGGCAATGAATCTAAGGAAACGTTATGGGAGTCATTCGGATCACAGATACTTATTAATATGAAGAAGAATATACAAAATTTAAATAGTTGTAAAGAATGTGGAGATACAATTGCACCTAAAAAGTCATATTGTACCGATTGCGCTAAAAAGAGAAGAGCAATAAGCAATAAAAAAGCAGACAGTAAGTACAAAGGGAAGAAAAAGCGAGAAAACAAAGTAGGATAACGAAATTGCGTAATTGCGGAAGCCTTGATATATAAGGCTTCTTTTTACTTTTAAAAAATGAACAGAAGTCACCTTAAGGGAAGGGTAATATTTAATTGTAACATTATCTAATACTACAATGCAAGTATTATTTTTCTCAACACTTGTTAATTTATCACCTCGCAATGTTAAATTACAATGTAAGGAGGTTAAAATGCGTTTTTTATAACGTGTTTTGACAAGCAGAAATGCTACATAAAAGAGACTCTTTTGACCTCAACCGTTTGTAGTTTCTTTGATCTTAGTATTTATTACTTATTTTTTCATTTTTATATCTCCTTTTTTTAGGCATTAATTTGCCTATTTTTTTAGGGGGATTTTATACAGTTTATTTCAACACTTAAAATATACAATTTAAAAAGGGAGGGAGCTGAAATGTATCAAAAGAGATTAACGCAAAAAGAAATTGACGAGTTAATTTTAATGAAACATAAAAAGAGAATTAAAAATGTTGAGATTGCTGCTACTATTAATAAGAGTACAACTCATATCAGTAGGATCTTTTTAAATGAAGGAACGGCTTCAATTGAAACAGAGCAAGCAGTAGCTAATTTTATAAGAGAGTATTAATACCAGGGGGCAGAGATGAAAAGCTCGTGAAGTTACTCCCTCTTTAACAAAAAAGGCTTCCATTTAACACTAAGTGTTGAATAACTTTGACATTAAATATGTTTTACTGCCTTTTAATTTTAAAGTGTATAAGGCTATCAAATGCATTAGGTAGATAGTTTGATTGTACAGGTTGTATAACATTATATGCCATATTAAATCTCCTAGAATGGTGCAATTAGAGTGAGAATCTTGGAAAAGTTTTCACTCTTTGTTGTACTAAATTTATTGAAAAAACTTTATAATTACCCATTATATCTTACCATATAAAACCTGATTTTACAATAAAGGAATACATCATGCTTACACATACGTAATTAATGAAGGGTTTAATAGCCAAAGAGAAACAAAAAATCATTATATCTACTTGAGGAGGAATAGAAATGAGTAATATTAATATTGAATTTACAGGATTAAAAGGATTGATAATGGATGTCTTAAAAGAATGCCCAAACACTAGAAATAGCGATACACTACTATATGTTGAATGCAGTAGGAGAATGGGCGCAAAATCGTTAGATGACTTAGTGAATATTGGATTAAATATGGTAAGTGTACATAAGACCAGGCAGATTGTTCAGAATAAATTAGGTTTGTATCCACCATTAGAAGAAGTTTTGGATGTAAGAAAACAAAGAAAAGTTGAAATACAGAAGTATATGGGAAAATTCAAAGCGACTATGTAAGGTGGCTTTTTTATTTTGATTTAAAAAATGGAAAAAACGGAATTGAAAAGGGGAGTAATATATATGAGGAAGGTATTAAAAATTGAAATTAGAAAAGTTAGCACAAGTTCCAGGATGGGGCGATTACTACTGCAACCTGTTAACAGGAGCGTTGTACAGCTACAAGAAAGGTAAATTAAAGAGATTATCAGATTATGTAAGTATGGATGGATACATTAAAAATCCTTTGTCTCAAAATGGAAAGGTAAAAACATACAATCGTGCTTCTATTATTAAAGCAAGTGGCGATAAAGTGCCGATTAATAGTTGGAAATCTGACTCAAAAGAGATAGACCACTTAAATGAAAATACGCTCGATAATTGCTATTTCAACTTGGATTTTAAGACCAGAGAAGGGCAATATACAGAGAAATTAAGAAATAAACTTTCGGATTTGAAATATGGTAAACCAAGAAACAAATTAAGTGAAAAAGATGTTCGTGAGATTAGAAAGTCATTTACAGAATCTAAAATGAAAATAACAACATATGCAAAAATAGTGGCAAGAAATTACGATATTTCTTGGACACATTCATACAACTTATTAAGAAATAAAGCTTGGAAAAACGTTATATAAATTAACACCTAATCATGGTGTCTTTTTTATGGCTTCGTAGCTCAAGTGGTTAGAGCAACTTCACATTCCCCAATTCCTCAAATTGTGAAGTTTTTTGCTGGTTCGAATCCAGTCGAAGTCACTGATTAATTAAATAAAAAGGTGATATAAAAATGAAGAAAGAAAGATTAGATATTCTAATTGATCTTTACGAATATGCAGAAGAACAAGGGACGATTCATTTTTCATTTAGTGTAGATAATGAATGGATAGAGTTGAAGGGATTAGATTTTGAGTATCTGGAAGACGCTGGATATGTTAAATCAGAAGATATAATACCGTATCTTGAGTATGGAATCACAATTACTCATAAAGGTATGGACATAGTGGAGCAACATAGAATTAATATGGGGTTTTATAACAAATTAAATTTGATAAAATAGGAGATTTTTAAATATGTATAAATTATTGCAAATTAAATTAGATGAATCTAGAAATATAGCAGAAAACGGAAAAGCTAAACTTGAGGAAAGATTGGCTGAATACTATTATGCGAGAGATTGTAAATTTAAAGAGTTAGAGTTAGTAGCAAAAGATATTGAAAAATTAAATTCTGGTATTAACAATCTGCTTGATGGAATAGAAGAAACGAATGCCACATTAGTTGAAATTGAACAAACGAGAAAAGAATTTAATGTATAAAGGAGGGAATTAGTAATGAAGAAAATGGTAATAACGCTTCAATACTTCAATGGGAATTCCACCAGAATTGAGCTTGATATAATGGAAGGAAACGAGAGTAAACATACTAAGGAGATAGTAGGATTAATCTCAGAGGGTAGATGGATAAAGGCAAAAAAGAATACATACGTAAGTACAAAAAATGTACAACACTTTACATATTCTATAATTTAAACTTTATGAAACTCTTACCATATTGAATCGTATAGATATATGACTAAATACGAGGAGTTTCATAATGAAAAAAATACTTATTTTAATACTTGCTTTATCCATGGTTCTTATCGCAGCATGTAGCAATGAAAAGAGCAATGTAAATTCAAAAGAAGGTAGCGATACAACTAAGAGTGAAGAACCGAAAAAAGCAGAAATTAATTCACTTGATGATGTAGTTTCCTATTTTGAAAGTAAAGGTTATGAAATTGGCGATAAAGAAGATAAATATTTTGCAATGATCGGTGCTAAAAATGGATTTGGAATACATTTAAATAGTAAAGACGTAGAATTATATCAGTTTGCTGAAGGTGTAGAAAGTGAGTATTTAGATAGTGCTAAGGAAAACAATACTATATCAATAGCTGATCAAGATGAGCCTGCTTATTTAAATGGAAATGTATTATTAGTTCCGATTGATGATCAGGTTGATGATATCGTTAAAGACTTTAATGAAATGTAAATAATAATTATCTAGGTAGGAGTCTTTAGGCTTCTGCCTTTTTATATGGAAAAAAGGAGATATGAAGAATGGGAATCTTAGAATTTTTAACGTTAATTTTTGTTGGTTTGAAATTGTTCGGTGTAATTAGTTGGTCGTATCAAATTGGAACGAGCAAAGTTTAATTGAAGAGTTACCAGGAATCATTGCAGTTGGAATATATATTATTTGGATGATTGTTTTTGTAGTGACAAGTGCTCATATATTTTATAAAGCCATGAGAGATGAGGATTGATTATGGAAAATTGGAAGAGTTTTCGAGATCATGTAATTGAAAAATGGAATGAGGTTAGTCAAAAAATGTTAGATGATTCCATATTAAGCAGTAATAATGATTTATCTAAATTTAACAAGGATTCATATAGAGATTTTGTGAAGAGACTTAAATAAAGGGAGATATGCTGGTGATAATCAATGATGAAGAGTTGTAGTTATTGTTATGGTATCCATCCGAAAGGATATGAATGTCCTAAGAAACCTAAGCGAAAGAAGGAAGTAACTGAGGTTAATAAGTTTAGATGGAGTAGGACATGGAGAAATAAAGCAATAGAGATTAATGAACGTGATAAGTATATGTGTCAGATATGTATACGATTAATGTTTAATACAATGCAAAGATTTAACTATACAAACATAGAAGTCCACCACATTATTCCATTGAATGAAGGACAAGAAGGATGGGATAACAGGCTGAACAATGATAAGTTAGTGTGCCTATGTAAATATCATCATAAGATGGCTGATAATGGACGGATAGATAGAAAGATATTAATTGAAATAGCTGAGGAACAAGAAGGGTTGAATTGAGTGTGAGTTAGAAACAATTCTGTTAATACCCCCCTACCTTGACCTCAGCCTTTTTTGTGTCTCCTGAATACCACGTATCCAAGTGAACACAAAAAATTTTCCCTAAATGAGATTTTTTCAAAGGAGTTGAAATTATGCTCTCTATTTTAAAAAAGAAAAATGTAAGGTTAGTTATGCAAACGGAAGGAAAGAAAAACTTCCTTCTCATTGAATTAGCTGATGAGTATTCTCATGACTATTATAAACTTGAATATCTAAAGGGAAAATTACAATCTTCATTTCCAGAATACAAGATTGAATTTCGTAATACTGAGTTCGGTAATTACAAGCAATAAAACAATATTAAGACCACTTAGGAGGTGAGGGATATGGCTAGACCATCGATGAGTGTAAAAGTAACAAGTAAGAACTTAACACAAGAAGAGATTAAAGTAAGACAAGAAACAGAAGATATGCTTAGAGGATTAGCTGATAAACTTAAACCTCCTACTTATCTTAATAAGAATCAAAAGAAGATATTCAAGTACATAGTAAATGAATTGAAAGCAAGTGAAGTATTAGGCAATTTAGATGTTTACATATTAAGCTCATGTGCAACTGCATTAGATAGGTTACAAGTAATAGAAACTATGATTAATGATGAACCTGAAAAGTTATTAGACAGAGCTTTGATGAGTTCAAAGGACAAATATACCAAAGACTTTCATAGAGCGATGACTGAATTATCTTTATCACCAGCAGCAAGGGCTAAACTAGGAAATATTAACCTCAATAAGCAACAAGAGCAAGATGATCCATTATTAAAAGCTTTGGCAGATGATGATAATGGAGAAGAATAGAATTCAACGTAGTGAAGCATACAAATATTGTGAATGGTGTTTAGAAGAAGATAATCAGAAAGTCGGTATTTATGTTAAGAAACAAGCTAAAGTATGGAAAGATATTGTAGACGGATTGGACGATGAAGCTTATGTAAATGAGAAAATGTTTAAGAAAGTCTGTAGTATAACTAAGTTAATGGTTCATCCAGACTTAGGTTGTTCTATTTATGAAGGTATGGAAAGGTATCAGTGGTTTTTTATAGTTGCTACATTGTGTACCTATTCAAAAGAGGATCATAGTCAATATTATCTAACTAGCTTATTAGAAATCAGCAGAAAGAATTATAAGACATTCGGTAGTGCAATTGTATTTATTATAGGAATGTTATTATCTCCACGTTTTTCACGATTCTTCAGTGTAGCTCCTGATTATAAACTATCTTCAGAGTTAAAAGTTGCTGTAAGGAAAATCATCAAATCTAGCCCTCATTTAGTAGACAGGTTCAAAGTTAAACGTGACATGATTGAATGTAAATTAACTGAAATTGAATACACTCCATTGGCTTATAGTAATGATCGTATGGATGGAAAGCTTGCTAATATGTTTCTTGCGGATGAAGCCGGAGCCATGGACGATTATCCAGTAGAAGCAATGAGAAGTTCACAAATCACTCTAAAAGATAAGCTAGGTATTATTATTAGTACTCAATACCCTAATGAAAACAACGTAATGATAACTGAAATAGACTATGCTAAGCGTGTTTTAGATGGTCTGATTCTTGACGATAAAAGATATTTTGCTTTGTTATACGAGCCTGATATGGAAATCAGGAAGCAATGGGAAGATAATGATTTAGTAATTTATCAATCTAACCCTGTAGCAGTAGATAATGAAAATGTATTTAAAGCCATAGTTAAGAAAAGAACTATGGCTGTTTTGTATGAATCTAAACGTGAAAATTATCTATGTAAGCATAATAACATCATGTATAGAGGCTTAGGCGCTGATGGGTATGTTTCCAGTGATCAAATACAAGCGTGCAGAGCTAAAGAAAACTTCGATTGGACAGGAAGAACTGTATATGTCGGTGTAGACGCCGCTGAAACTTTTGATAATTCAAGTGTTTCTATGACTACTTATGACCAGGAAACTAGTACTGTACACTCAAAAACTTGGTGTTTTGTTCAGGAAGATTACATTGATCAAAAAAGTAAAACTGAAAGATTTGATTATAGAAAGTCTATAGCACAAGAAAACACTATTGTTTGTGGTGAATCTGTACTTGATTATAATCAGTTTGAAAAATTTGTTGTTGATTTACAAGAAAAATACGGTGTAGTTATAGGTGGAATTGGTTACGATATTCGAAATTTACGTAATTCGGCACAGAAATGGGAAAGGGATCATTATCTACCAATTGTTGAAGTGAAACAGCATAGTAGCGTATTGCATCCATCGATTAAATGGCTAAAAGAATTAATTTTAGAAAAGAAATTCTCTTATGATGAAAATTTAATTTATGAACATAATTTTACAAACTGTAGAGTAACAGAGGACGCCAACTTAAATAAGTATATTCATAAGAAAATAAGTGTTAAAACTGCTGGTAAAGTAGACATGGTATTTGCCACAATAAATGCACTGTACATATTAATGGAAAATGAAGTAATAAATACTGAAAGCGATTGGGGCGGTATGGTTATTTAGAAGGAGGTGAGATATTTGGGAATAAAGAGTAGGTTACAAAAACGGAAAGAAAAGCGTAGCTATGAGGAACTCAATAGGCTTCAGGATTTATTGTTTGAATCCGGTGTCCTTACAACTGAAGTCAAGAAGGAACAAGCGATGAATATATCTTCTGTTGCTGCCTGTGTAAATCTTATATCTGATACAATAGCTAGTTTACCTGTTTATCTTTATAAGGAAGAAAATGGTCGAGTTACTAAAGTAGAAGGAGATCCAAGGGTAGCATTGCTAAATGATGATACCGGTGATACACTAGATTCCTTTCAGTGGAAAAAGGCTCTTATTGAGGACTATCTTCTGAATGGAGCAGGTTATAGTTATATTAACCGAGAAAGGAATGCTATAAAAAGCCTTCATTACGTTGATTATAAAAATGTGTCAGTTCAAATGAATACAGATCCTATATTTAAGGATTATGATATATCAGTTAATGGTCAGACTTATAGAGACTTTGAATTTCTAAAGATAACGAAAAATACTCATGATGGTGTAACTGGCAAAGGTATCATTGCTGAACATAACAGAATACTATCCGTTGCCTATAATACATTGGTATTTCAGGATTTCCTAATTAAAACAGGTGGAAATAAACGTGGGTTCTTAAAATCTAAGACTAAGCTGTCTAAATTGGCTATAGATGAATTAAAGGCTTCATGGTCTAATTTACATAACAATAACACTGAAACTGAAAAACTTGTATTCCTTAATGATGGAGTCGAATTTCAAGAATCAAATGCTACTGCTGTAGAAATGCAATTAAACGAAACAAACCAAGCGAACTCATTGGAAATTCTTAAATTATTCCTCGTTCCACCTAATATTTTAAATGGAACTGCTAATGAAGAACAACAAAATAACTGGCGAAAAGTTTGTATTGCACCCAAGTTGGCTACTTTACAGACTGCTTTTAATAAAGACCTACTTCTACCATCACAGAAGGGGTCTTTTTATTGGGCTTTTGATACAGATGAATTATACACGACTGATATTGAGAAACGATTCAGAGCGCATGAAATTGGTATCAAAAATGGCTTTTTACAAATCGATGAAGTTAGATATAAGGAAGATTACGAACCATTGGATTTACCTTTCCTTAAGTTTGGCTTACAAGACGTACTGTATAACCCTAAAACTAAGGAAATTTACACTCCTAACACAGATAAAACCGCCAAAATGGGTGAGGATAACAAAACTTTAGAAGGAGGTGATAATGATGCGAATAGAGATCCGGGGAAACCAGGTACTACTTGACGGATACGTTAATGCAGTAGACCGTGAATCTAGGGTTTTGTACTCAGAAATAGATGGTAAGTTCGTTGAGAAAGTTGCCCCAAAAACATTTGAAAGAGCCTTGTCCAAATCTGAAGATGTGAAACTTTTATTTAACCATAACAAAGATCGTAAATTAGGTTCATTAGCTGAAGGTAACTTGCAATTGTACGAAGATTCTATTGGATTGAGAGCAATTGCAACAGTTATAGACGAAGAGGTGATTCAAAAAGCTCGAAACAAAGAACTAAAAGGATGGTCATTTGGTTTTAGAGATAATAAAAAAATCCTTGAAACACACCATGATGATATTCAAATTAGAACTTTGAAAGATATAGATTTATTAGAGGTATCCATATTAGATATAACTCCTGCATACATAGCGACTTCGGTAGAAGTACGAAATCAAGATCAAAATGAAGAAATGGAACTTCGTAACTTGGAGTTCATTGCTGAAATTGAAAATATAGAGGAAAAACGTGAGGAAATCAAAGTTTTTGACTACTCATTATTTGAAAAACAAATTCAAATTTTAAAATTGAAAGGAAGTAATTAACCTATGGCAATGTCAACATTAGTAGAAAAACGTAACAATTTAGTAGAGGAAATGGAAACTTTAGTTAAAACAGCGAAAGAAGAAACTCGTGCTTTTTCTGAGGTTGAAATTAATCGTTTTGATGAAATCGAAAAAGAAATCGCTAATATCGATAAAACTTTACAAGCTGAAGAAAGAGCAAGAAGTGTAGAGAAAAAGAAAGAGGTAAAAGATGTGGAAGAACGTAGCCAAGATGAAATTATTAATGAAGAATTACGTGCAATTTTTGAAAAGAGAGCTGCAATGAATACTGGAACTTCAAACGAAGGTGGAGTTGTTGTAAATAGTGAGTTAACGAAAGAAATTATCAAAGCTCTAAAAGATCGCTCAGATGTATATAACTTCTTTAATAGCACAACTATCAAAGGTGAAGTGAAAATTCCTAAGAAAACTTCTACTGGTACTGCAACATGGGTAGATGAAAATCCTTCAACTGACCCAGCTTCTACTATTCCTAATTTAGAAGTTCTTGAGTTAGGACAAAATAGACTATACCGTGAATCTGCGATTACACAGCAAATGTTGAATACTCAAGAGTTAGATTTAAAAGCGTTCATTATTGATGATGTTTCAGAAACAATGGTTGATGCTATCGAAGCTAGTATGTTTAATGGTACTGGTACAAAACAACCAACAGGTATTATCTCTGGTATCACGAAGAAGGTAAATTTAGCTGCTCGTGGGGTAATTACGTTCGAAGATTTAAAAAGAACGAAAGCTAAACTAAAGAAAACAGCTTGGGGTAGTGCGAAATGGTTTATGCATTCTGATACTTTACTTGAGCTTGATCTACTAAAAGACGGACAAGGTAGACCACTGTTACAACCTGATTTAACACAAGCTACAGGATATGTATTACTAGGTATCCCAGTAGAAGTAACTGATGCTATACCTTCATTTACAGATGCTGGAGCTAAATGTGTAGTTGTGTTAGCAACTCCTAATGCTTACCATACTAACACTCAAAAGTCCATGGCTATGTATGTGTATGATGATTCAACATTTACAAGACGTGGCTTAGTGGGTTACGCTGCTGATTTATACATGGACGGTAAAGTTAAAAATGATGATCAATTAGCTGGTATCTTTAACAAAGCTAGTGCTTAATTCAGTGAGGGGATATTATGTCCCCTCATTTCTTATTGAGGTGAATTAAATGAAAGTTAGTGAAGTAACTTATCAGGATTTAAAAGAATTTGCTCGTGTTTACCATGACGATGACGATACGTTATTCCGTTCTATTCTAGTTGGCTGTAAAGCTTTTATTAAGGGTAAGACTGGATTGACTATTGAGCAGATGGATCAATATGATGATATAGCAATAGCTATACAAATTTTATCCAATGAACTATATGATAACCGTACATATACAGTAGAAAATGACAAAGTTAACCCTTTTGTTAAGAGTATTCTCGATATGTATTGTGTTAACTATGTGGGTTGAGTTCATGACATTATTTCAAATCAATCCTGGTAAATACAGACATCCAATTATCATACAAAAAAATGAAAAAGTAAAAAAGACTAATGGTGAGAGAGTGACGAATTGGGTTGATTATTTCAAAACTAGAGCTTCTATTTCTCCTATTAGTGGTAAAGAATTCTTTACTGCCGAAACAATGAACAATGAAATAACACATAAAGTTACCTTCCGTTATATTCCAAACAAATCAATTACTCCTGATATGCAAATCAAATTCGGAACACGGACATTTGAAATTACTTCCCCACCAATTAACTTCCAAGAAGCTAATATTGAATTGCAAATTATGTGTAAGGAAGTGATATAGAATGGCTAGACGAAGATCTGACATTGAAGGTATGGATAATTTAATGGATACGTTAAGGCAGTTAGAAAGAATACCACAAAAGGTTGTGACTAAAGCAGCTAGAAAAGGTGCAAATGTTGCCTTTAAAGATTCTAAGAAAAACGCACCTGTTTGGCTTGGTTATTTAAAGAAAGCGATTATTTTAAAACCTGAAAGAACTAGAAAAAAAGGTAAGAAGGTGTTCTTTGTAACCTTAAACAGAGCCTTCAATGATGTCTTTCAAGGAAAGTCTAACCAAACGGTCACTTCATACAATAGAAGAACGAAGCGTATGGAAACAAAGAACAAAACTTCATATTATCCTGCATCTCAGGAGTATGGGTGGGTTTCTAAAAACGGGAAGTACATTCCTGGTTATGGATATCTGAGAAAATCAATTGATGATAACCGAAAGGAAATCGAAAAAGAAATGGTAAGAGTGGCAACTGATGAAATTGACAAATTACCACGTAATAGATAGAAGGTGTTTTTTATGAGTTTTGAAGATGCCCTAACTATTGAACTTGAAGAAATAGAAGGATTAATGGATAAAGTGTTTCCTTTAAATGCTGAAGAAGGAACGAAAGCGCCTTACGTTATTTACGTAAGTTCTGAAGGTGAGCAAGATAAGACGTTAGATGGATATTTACCGACTAGAGATGTTGATGCGGAAATTAACGTTCTTCAACATAGTTATTCAGGAATGAAATATCTTACTAAACAAGTATTATCAAAATTAATCTCTTTCCAGAGTCGATATATAGGCGGTACAGAAGACATTTACATAAAAAGTGTCACGTATAGAAAGCCAGTTGAACTATATGAAGAACAAGCTTTGTTATATAGAAGCGTAATTGAATTTACTGTAAATATAGGAGGAAAATTATAATGGCAGAAAAAGCAATGGGAACAAAAATTAAAAAAGGAACAACGGCTATCGGAGAATTGACTTCAATTGGCGGATTGGATTTATCAGCCGATACAATTGAAACTACTACTTTAGATTCAGACGGGTATCGTACATTTATCCAGGGTTTAAAGGATGCTGGAGAAGTGTCTCTTAGTGGGTATTTTGATCCGACAAAACACGCTGGATTATGGACTGATTTCGAGTCTGGAACAGCTGCTACATACACAATTGAATTTCCGTTTGGTGCTAAATGGTCATTCAGTGGGATTGTAACTGCATATAGCACAGGTGCTGAAATGGAAGATAACGTTGCGTTCGATAGTACAATCAAAGTGAGCGGAAAACCAACATTAACAACAGGATCGACAGGAGCGTGAGACTAAGGATTTATTCCTTAGTCTTTTTATTAAACAAAATGGAGGAAGAAAAATAAATGGCAGACAAAAATGATATTGTAATTATTGAATTGGACAGACCTAGAGAACTTAGATATGGTCATAAAGCTTTAAAATTAATGCTTGCTGATTTGAATTTGGATTTTGAAGAATTAGACTTAGAAAATGCAGATCTAGACACCGTTGAAAAAATGATCTATTACGGATTATTAACAGATGCTAAAAGAAACGGTGAACAACTCAAGCTAGAAAACATGGAAGATTTACTTGATGAAGCTCCTTCGATGGAATATTACATGAATAAAATGATCGAAGCTTTTAATAAATCTTTTGGTCAATATAACACTGAGGTAGACCAAAAAAACTTGGAGAAAGCAGTAAAGACGAGCAAGAAGACGAAATAGGATTTAATTGGCAATCGTCTTTAGAGTTGGCTTTTAGTTTAGACATAAGCATTAAGGATTATGAAGAAATGACCCCTTATGAATTAAATACATATTCAAGGATTAAAACTAAAAAGATGACTCAAGAAGCAGAACACGATTATACTGTTGCTTATTTTACTGCTTATTTACAAAGGGTTGAAAAGATGAAACCACTAAATGAATATCTGAACAAACAACCTGAAAAGAAAAAGGTTATGACAGACAAAGAAATGTATGCAAAGGTACAAATGTTAAACGCTGCATTTGGTGGAAATGTCGTTACGGAGAGTGTAGACAATTAACCTACAACTCTCTTTTTTTATTTTTTATTATGGAGGTGAGTTTCTATGGGAATAGTGAGAAACTTGCTTGTTCGTGCTGGAGCTGACTTTTCAGGACTTCAAACCGGAATGAGACAAGCACAAAGACAAGTTAATAATTTTGGTAATAATCTTAGATCTTCAGTTGGTAAAATCAACGCTACATTGGCAGCTATTGGGGCTGGGATTACTGTTGGATCTGCAATAAAAGATGCAATGAATGTTGAAGCATCTTTACAACAAGTTAATCGGCTAATGGCTGATAGCGCAAGTCAATTCACTAAATGGGCTGACACTACGGGTGCAGCGTTCGGATTCTCTCGTTCTGAAGCTATTCGATTTGGGGCAACCTACGGTAATCTACTCTCAACATTTTCCACTACTACTCAACAAACTCAACAAAGAACACAGGATTTATTAGAAACAACAGCTATTATAGCGGCTGCAACAGGTCGCTCAATGGAAGACGTTTCAGAGCGTATTCGTTCCGGTATGTTAGGAAATACAGAAGCAATTGAAGATTTAGGTGTAAACGTACAAGTATCTATGATGGAAAGCACAAAGGCTTTTCAACAGTTTGCAAATGGGCAGTCATGGAATCAATTAGATTTCAATACGAAACAAACAATTATGTACTTTGGTATCATGGAACAAGCCGCTAAAAAGTATGGTACAACCTTAGCTACAAATACTGCTTCAAATATGAACCAATTTGTAGCGCAATTAAATAATATTAAATTAGCTTTAGGTAATGCGTTTTTACCAATCCTCAATCGTGTCCTTCCTATTCTAACTGTATTCGCTTCTAAAATTGCAAGTGTGATGAATGTAGTAGCACAATTTATGCAAGCGCTGTTTGGAACTTCCAAAACACAATCTTCAGCAGTTAAAACCACCAATCAACAAGTTACTGCAACAAATGCTCAAGCAAACGCGGTAGACAACTTAGGAAGTTCTATCAAGAAAACTGCAAAAGAACAAAAGAAAGCTGCTAAACAAAATAAAAAAAGTTTAGGTGTTGCTAGTTTTGACGAGATTAATCAATTAAGTGATAAATCTGACTCAGATGATTCTGGAAATACTGGAGATTCCGGCGGCGGAGGTTCAGCAGGTGGTGGTATCTCTGGTGGGGGAGACTTAGCAGTACCAGACTTAAACCTAGGGAATTCAGAAGGCGCTATTACAAAGATAAGTAAAAAGATACAGGATTTCGCAAATAAGGTAAAAAAATTCTTAGCTCCAGTTGGTAAGTTCTTCAAAAAAGTATGGGATGAAGTTTCAAAATATTTCATGCAAAAAGTAAGAGGAATGCAAAAGTTCTGGAAGGAAAACGGAAAACAATTCCTCAAAGCCTTAGAAAATATTTGGAAAGGTATAAAACCTATTCTCAAATGGATTGTAAAATTTATATGGGATGCTATTAAGGGGTGTATAGACGGTCTTATCAAAATTTTTGAGGGGATTATAAAATTTATTGCTGGAGCATTTACTGGAGATTGGAAAAAAGCATTTAGCGGTATTAAAGATATTTTTGTTGGAATTGTTAAATTCCTATGGAACTTTATGAGTTTAACATTCTTTAAAGCTATTGGAAAAGGAATAGTATCACTTGTTAAAACATTCGGAACCGGATTTAAAGATATTGTAACTAAAATAAAAATTCCTTTTAATGGTATAGAATCTTGGTTCAAGAAACTCGGCGAAGGAATGTATAAAAAGTTAATCGATGCCTTTAAATCAGTATCTAATTGGTTTAAATCGAATGTCGGAGATAAAATATCTGCGGTGTTTACTAGTCTTAAAGCAACAGTAGGTTCAAAAGCTAATGCTATATGGGGGGCTGTTAAAACTGCATTCTCTTCTGTTTATAATTGGTTTAGAGATAATGTAGGTAAAAAGATAGCTGAGGTTTTTATTAATTATAAAAATACAATAGCTACAAAAGCCGGGGATATATGGAAAGCTATTAAAGGTAAATTCACTAATGTTTATAACTGGTTTAGAGATAACGTTGTTAAGAAACTATATGACGCACTAGTAAATTGGAAAAACTCTATTGCTGGGAAATCGGCAGAAATCTGGTCTTCCATCAAAGGGAAATTTACAAAAGTATATGATTGGTTTAGAGATAACGTTGTCAAAAAGTTGTACGATGCTTTGGTGAACTGGAAAAACTCAATAGCAAGTAAAGCAAGTGCTATTTGGTCTGCTGTTAAAGGTAAATTTTCTGGTGCTTACAATTGGTTTAGAGATAATGTTGCTAAAAAGCCAATGGAAGCATTCAACAATTATAAAAACTCGATAGCAGGAGCTGCAGGAAAAGTGTGGTCTGCTATTAAGTCAAAATTTAGCGATGCTTATACTTGGTTTAGAGATAATGTAGTTTCTAAGGTTTCTAGATCTTTAAATAATATCAAAGATGGCTTTAAAAATGGTGTAGCAAGTGGATTAAAAGCTGTATTAAACACCTTTATTAATATGTTTAATGATGCTATAGGAAGCTTTAACAAGTTTAAAAATGGAATACCATTTGGAAATAAAATTTCTAACATACCTAAAATACCTAAGCTTGCAAAAGGCGGTATCACTAAAGGCGAAATGCTTGCAGTTGTTGGAGATAACCCAGGTGGTCAAGAAGTTGTTTCGCCATTGGATAAACTAAAAGACATGATGGCAGAAACAGTTGGAAATGCTGTTGGAGCTGTTATGCACGCTAATACTAATAATAAAGCATCTTTTGGAACTACAGAAGTAAAATTAATACTTGATGGTAGACAAGTAGGTAGAGCAATAATACCTCATCTGGATAAAGAAAATGGGCGTATTGGAAGTACCATTAAATTAAAACCGACTACATAGAAAGGAGTAGGAGATAATGAACATTGTTACAGTGAATGGAGTAGTTTTACCTACTCCTTCTGAATATGATGTAGGAATACAAGATTTATCAAAGGCTGAACGAAATGCAAGAGGAACAATGATTATCGAACGTATTGCAACTAAAAGGAAGTTAGAAATAGGATGGGATTACTTAACTGGAGATCAATATAGTAGAATTCTGAATTTAGTTGACCCAGTATGGTTTACGGTTCGATATTTTGATCCTAAAGATAACGGAATTCGAAGTGGTACATTTTATGTGGGGGATAGACAAGCCCCTATGTTGAGAGTGAAAAACGGAAAAGTTGAATGGCAAAATATTAAATTTAGTTTGATTGAAAAATAGGAGGATAATATGATAACAGTCAGTGATGATTATAGAAATAGTATTTATGCTCCTATCCGTCAAATTAATGCCAGAGTAACCATTACTTTATTCGGAGAATCAAAAACCTATTATGATGACAGAATTATTCGCTTTAATTGCATTGAAGAGAGAAATACTGTGGTAGATACGCTCCCATCAAATGAAATAAGTATAACTTTAGATAATTTAGATAAAGAGTTTAGTATGCTTAGTTTGGGCAACATTCAAAAAATATTAGCGAGTAGACCTACAATCGAAATAGACTTAGAATTGGTTTTTGATGAATCTGTATTTTTAACTTTTTATCAAGTCGATTCCAGTGGGCATTTTACCGAATGGATTCCATTAGGTAAATTTTATTTAAGTGAATGGATAAATGAACGAGAATCGAAAAGTATTACTCTTATTGCAAGAGATAATTTTGATTATCTCTCAAATACACCATACAACCATTTATCTTTTACAGGAACAACAATGTATGAACTTGCTGAAAGTATTCTAATAAGTGCGGGGATAACTGATTATGAAATCGATAGTTCTCTTCATAGTGTTGGAACTGCAGGATTTACTGAACAAATTGACAGTCGTACAGCTTTGCAACATGTTGGAATTGCAACGAGAAGTGCTGTTTATCAAATAGAAATGGTTCTATAATAATAAAACCATTTGACGTATTAGATGCAAGTAGTAATTACTTAACATTTGCTAGTCAAGATCATTATTACTTTGGTACGTTATATCCTTTAGTTACAGCAGGATTCGGAATGAGAAATATAGATTTTGATAATATGTATGAAGAACCTGAAATTACTTTGGATAAATCCATTTACTCGGTGACTATTAATTTATATCAAGGAGAAGAAACTTTTCAAAAAGTTTATATTAATAGTGAAATAGACGGTAATTATGGTGATTCATTTTCTATAGATAATCCTTTGATTAAAACTGAAGAAATGGCTGATTTGGTTGCGGAATGGATTATTCGAGAAAGTGTTTATAATGTTTTGTACAAAGTGAATTGGAGACAAAATCCAGCATTAGAATGTACTGACGTAGTAATCATTGAAGATGGAGAAAACGCTATGAAACAGTCAAGAATATACAAACAAGAATTTAATTACGAAGGATATTTATCAGGAATTACAGAAAGTAGAGGTGGTATCTAAATGGCGTACAATAAGAATACCTGGACGGATCGTGTAGTAGAACGTCCAATGACTTTTAAAATGCAGCAAAATACGGATGGAACTGTAACGTTAATTCCATCTGAAGGTAAAGTTATTCAAAGTGGTTCGGCGATTTCAGCAAATAAAATGAACAATTTAGAGTCTCAATATGAAAAGATCGAAAGTATTGCTCAAATGATGAAATTAACTGATGATAACGGTGGAACAAAATTAACTATTACAGATTCCACAAAAGATTTTCTTATAGAATTATTAAATTTAGGTAGAGGTATGCATACGTTTTATGCTGTTACTGGTACAACTAACCTTCCAGAATCTAATAACAGTGTTCGAGGAATATTTCATCAAACGTCATTGGGGTATGGTTGGGTAATAGCTTGGGATTATAGAAATAACGTATATACAAATTACCTTGATAATAATACTTGGTCAGGATGGAAATGGTTAAGTTCAAAAATGACGACATTATGGAGTGGTGATAGCAGAGGGGATTTTAATTCTACATTTACTCTTTCAGAGTCTCTAACCAATTATGATTTTGCATATATCAAAGTAAATAACATTTCTGGCACGCATTCCTTTGACAGGTTTGTTCAAGTAGCATCTTTAGGAACAACTTTTGATTTTGTTGTAGAAAGTACGAACTTAGCTGATAGTCCGGGATCACTGGGAATGGCAATGCAAGAATATTGCGCAACATTTGCAGCAGATCAAAAATCATTTAAGAATATTAGAGCAACACAGATGACATTAAATAGTTCTAATACTTTATCCAGAACAGATAATTACAATGGTATTGGAATAAGTAGAATTGTAGGTATTAAATTATGATTGTTAAATTGAATGAAAATAAAGAAATCATTTCTTATACTGAAATTGGCGCTTTAGATGGTGGTATTAAAATTGATAATGTCCCAAGTGACTTTATTGAAAAATACGAACCGTCTTTTTTTATTTTGAACGGTGGGATGATTGAAGAAAACCCAAACTATAAAGAACAAGAGCCAGTCATAATTGATAATACAGTAGAGAAGCTAAAACAAGAATTAGAAGAATCAAGGCAAGATTATGCAGATCTTACCTTTCAGTTAATGATGGCAGGTGTGTTGTAATGGATTGGTTTAACTTAATTAAGCGATTTTATGAAAACGGAAATTGGTCTAAGGAACAAGTAAAACAAGCTCTTAATCTAAATAAAATTACGGAATTACAATATGAAGAAATAATTGGAGGTGAAGAATAATGCCTGCTAATAATAGAGATTTAAAGACTGCGAGTAACGGAAAAATTGCTCCTCAATATTTTGATTCAGAGCAAGATGATTATTTTATTGTTGAAGGTTCTGATGGAGGAGCATTTTACCGTGAAAGAGGATCTGTCGCCATGGAATATTGGGAAGGTACGGGAAATGTTACAAAATCGTTTATCTCAAACAGATACGGATTTGCTGTAAATAATGATGGAACTGCCGATCTATTCTTTACCCTACATGAACAAAAGAGAAGAGTAAAGCCAGGAGAGTTTTATCATTCGTTATTTCCACCATTCAACTCAATATCCATTGAAGCAACCAGTACATTTAGAGCGGAGGTATATAGATAATGCCTTGGTACACTAGGTTTGTAGATCAAAGTGGTCGAATTGACGAAATGATTAATAAAGTTCCTCAGCCTTCTGAAATTCTTGATATTAGAGTAGATAAGTATGGAAGGATATTTCCAACTTCAAGAGCAAGGATTAATAACTTGGAAAGTAGAATAGAGGAATTAGAACTTATTATTGCTGAAATGAGGAAATAAAGGATGCGGAGTTTACTTCAGGTTTATTTAATTCTCCCACTCAACCGCAACACCTGACAAAATGTTCTTTATTTCGAATAAACTCCTCCCTAACACTCTCTTAATATGGTAAAATATAGAGAAATATGGGAGGTGAGAATTTGAGTGAGATAAAAGTAAGTAAAGAAGAAATAGATATTATACTAGATAATACAATTCAGTCAATAACAGATTTTAAAAATTCAGTTTATGGGAAAAATAACGATTCTTCAAAAAAGGTTAAAAATTATCTGGAATGGACTGCAGTAAAAACTGATATGGTTAAAAACGAAGAATTATTTACTATCCCAGATAATAAAGCACCTTTGATTAAAAGGTCTTATGTGCATTGGGTTCATTTTGGTTTTAATGTTGGTAAAGAATTTGGCGGACACCATCCTGCTGTGATATTGAAAGAAACGGGTGATAGTGTTTTTGTATTACCATTGTCGAGTGGAAAAATTCCTCAAGATAAAAAAGGTAAGGCTTATTGTGTTGATGTTCCGTTTGTATATGACCTAGCTGCTATGCCGAGATGGGCGAATGTATTAAGAATTGTTTGTGTAAGTAAGATGAGATTAGATTTCACTTCAAGAACAGGTAGGTTACAAGGGAAATATATGGATGCAATTAATGAAGCAATGAAAAAATCAGGAATAAAAATTTAAACATATGAGTTGACAATAAAACTTACTACCGTTATTATAAGTTTAGATAGTTTTGAGAGAGGTTCTTTACCTCTAGTGAGTTGTATTAGAGAAGAAAAAACTAATTGTATAATTCAAATAATTAGATTTTTCTTAGTGATCGAGATTATAAAAAAGACCTTCACATTAACTGGTGGGGGTCTTTTTTATTTAAATTAATGAGGAAGGGGAATTATAACCCAATCCTCATGTTTCTATATAGCATTTTTTTCATTGTTAAATAGTCTGATTAAGTCATTGCGATCTAGTATTTCAACGTTAATCTTTACCGCTAGACTAACTGCCGCCTTAGTAAAAAATGAAGATGTTATTACATACGCTTCATTGCAGTCATAAAATAGTTTCCCTGCTGCTACTTCTTGTATAGCAGAATTTCCAATTTTACTTTTATATCTTTTAGCTTGGACAGCAATTTTCCTATTGTCTTTAGTAAGTATCAAATCAACTCCCTGATCTCCGCTACCTTTAGTAATACTCGCTTTAAAACCCTTTCTTTCAAAGAATTCTTTTAGAAAATGTTCAAACTCTATACCGCTCATCTCGTCAATTTTATTAATATCTATATCCTCATTATGATTGACAATGCCTATATTAGATATATACCTATTTATAGCATAATTTACTGCTCTCTTAATGTTGAATGAAGAATATGAGTAATTTGGTAATTCTCTCTTTATAATTTCTTTTAAAGAAGAGACGTCCGATTTTTTAATCTTATAGTTGATTCTATCCGCTTGTTTCATTTGTTTCACAAAATTAACTATGACATCTGTTTCAGATAAAGTGAATGCTCCATCTAAATCCATTTGATAAAATAGATATCCTATAGAAAACAAACCT